TTTCTTTTTGGGGATATCTGTTGCAGTAGGGGAGAGCACGATATTTGGCGCGTAGTATGCTTTTTCGATAACGCGAGTTTTGTTGATGTCGTCGAACTGGAATAGCCCACCTTCAATTGAGCCAATCCATTCAGTCAGCATTTCCATTGAGAACTTCAGGTCGGAAAAACTTGATTCGGACATTTCATCTTCGACGGCCTCTTTCAACAACAAACCTTCTTTGATACTCATTCTGTAATCAAAAGCACAACAATAATATTTTTTACTACGATCAATCATATTTACAAAATAGTCCTTACATTTTTCGTAGCTCCAGTGATTCTGGAACCATGCAGAACTAAGATAAAACTCTTGATTTCGTTCAGCCATGTGTTTATATTCTGGTTTGTCTAAATATCCGGGATGGCGAACAATATTTAGGAATTTTTTCAAAACCATATTGATGATATCTTCATCCATCATGCGGTATTCGTCGACCAAAATTAAATTTGCTCGTGCACCACGCGCAGAGTCGGTAGCCGTCACAACTTTAACGTAACTGCCATTTTTGAATATAATTTCTGCTTTCTGATTGTTGATGTCGACTTTTTTGATTTCGGATTGTAATAAAGGACTGTTTGGTACAAGTTCCTTCATTATTTTTTCGTCCAAAATATTGATAGATTGTGTTCGCACTTTACATGCAATAATACACTTCGTGCCCGGCCACAATAGGCATTTAATCACAATAAAGACAGCGGTTAAAA